GGACTCGTCGTCGACGAATTTGTACGGCGGGCAGAGGCAGGACGGCAATTTTCGCTGGAACGGCGAGATTTCCGAAATCCTTGTCGTGGCCAACGATGACGACCTGGCAGAGATTCGCGGCGGCCCTGAGCCTATCAACACTGTGGCTCCAGCGATCAGCGGCACAGAGACCGAAGGCCAGACGCTCAGCACAACCAACGGCACGTGGGGTTTGGGTGGTGTCTGGTCGGGTGGCAGTAACGGCACAGTCACCTATACGTACCAGTGGACCCGCAGCAACGATTCGGGCGGAACTGGTGAGGCGGACATCGCAGGTGCGACGTCAAGCACTTACACGCTTCAGGCGGCAGATGTCGGTAAGTTCATTCGGTGCCGCGTGGCTGCAAGTAATGACGGCGGGAACGATTCAGCGGCAGACACAAATTCAGACATGAGCGGTGCGATTGCGTCGTCTGGCGGTGTGACACAAACCGGAAACTTAATGCTCCTCGGAGTTGGATAAATGGCAGACAATACGCAACTATCGGCGGCGGTGGGGTCAGGTGACACGCTCGCAACTGATGACATCAGCGGGGTGAAGTATCCGCGGTCGAAAATCGTCATCGGTGCTGATGGCACAAACGACGGTGACGTTTCGTCGGCAAATCCATTGCCAGTCACGGGCACGCTCACAGCGGTCACAAGCATCACCAATACGGTGACCGTAGACGGTTCCGGCGTCACACAGCCTGTCAGTGGCACGGTAACAGCTAACCTCTCAGCCACCGACAACGCAGTGCTCGACAGTATTGACACGACAATCAATGGCACTCTCACGGTTGGTTCACACGCTGTCACCAATGCCGGCACATTCGCCGTGCAGGTTGACGGGTCAGCGTTGACGGCATTGCAGACGATTGACGACCCGGTCACGACAATCAGTTCCACCGACGTTATGCGGGTGGCAATCTTCGACGCGTCAGACACACAAATCACGTCATTCGGTGGCGGGACTCAATACGCGGTTGATGCGGCACTTGGCAGCACACCAACGGGGACGCTCGCAGTCGGTATCCGCGATGACGCACTGAGCAGCCTGACACCAGTTGAGGGTGATGCGGTCGGGTTGCGGGTTGATGCCAACGGGGCATTGTGGACAAAGCCGAGCGGCGTTGTGTCGGTGGATGACAACAGCGGTAGCCTGACGATTGACAACGCGGACATTACGACGATTGCCGGGGCTGTTTCCGGCTCGGAAATGCAGGTTGACGTTGTCGGTAGTCTGCCGAGCGGTTCCGCGACAATCGGCAGCATCAACACCGTATTTACGTGCAACACGCTGACGGGCAGTGGCGTTGCTCACGGTTCGGCTGACAGTGGCAATCCGCACAAGATGGGCGCGAAAGCTGTCACCAGCATCACCGACCAGACACTGGTGGACGATGACGACCGGACGGACCTCTACGCCGGTGAGGACGGTGTTCTCATCACTCGGCCACACTGTCACCTGGCTGACGTGGTTTCCGAGGTGGACACAAACACAGACGGGGCGTCAACGGCATTTGCTTCGGGGCTTGCGGCACCGGGAGCGGGTATCAGGATTTACTTGACTAAGGCGACAATCAGCAACTCATCATCGTCGTTTCGTACGGTGGACATCCGAGACGGTGCAGCGGGTGCGGTGTTGTGGACGCTGCCAGTGCCTGCTGAGGGCGGGGTGACTCACACGTTTGAGCCACCGATTCCACTGACGGCAAATACGGCGGTTGCGTATGATGCTTCAGCGGCAACAACGACATTGACGATTGCAGTGGCTGGATTCACAAGCAAGGTGTGATGCAATGGGATTTTGGCATGCGTACATGGGGATCGAGGGTGGCGGCCTGGTGGTTGCTGTCGACCCTCGTGACGGATGGGTAGCTCCTGAGGTGTCCAGAGTATGGGCAGCACCTGAGACGTCGAGGGTATGGGTCTGCAAGGTGAGCAAGGATTCAGACAATGGCTGATCAGTGCACTGATTTGGATGGCACAATCTGCAAGCATGTAGACGACACCCTGACACGGTACGTTGACTTCGGGCCGATGCTCGCACCGTCAGAGACTATCAGTTCAGCAACGGCCACATGTGCGGATGATTCAGCGTTGGTCATCGGGACTGTTTCCGTGTTGAGCACAAACACGACAGTGCCAACGCGGTCAGGCACAAGAGTCATCACAGCGGATGAGGGCATCAAGTTCCAGCTCAGCGCGGGCACAGCCATAGCAAGCACGGCAGAACCGGTTCGCATCAAGGTGACAGCCACGACATCGGCGGGTGAATCACTGGTCAGAACGGCACGATTGAGGGTGATGGAATGAGCAAGGCACACCCGCTAGTTCCAACTGGCGGCAAGACTGAGCCAAGGGGATGTGACAACTGCGGGGTTGTGCATTACGTGCACCGAGGCTCACCAAATCCGAAAGACGGGTCGTTCTGTTCCACGGCCTGCCGAAGACAGTGCAGAGCATCCCAATGTGCACGATGTGAGTCCTTGTTTATCCCGTGGCGCAGCACGCAACGCTATTGCTCACACGTGTGCATGAACGCAGCACGAGCAATGCCATTGATGCAGTGCAGGCGATGTGGAACAGAGTTTGAAAGCAGCATCAACAACAGGACATGCCGAAGGAAAGAGTTCTGCGGCAGTGAATGCCGAAACGAATCCAAGCGTGATTGCGGCAGGATTCGGCGGTGGATGAAAAGGCAGCAGAAGAAACGCAAGAGGCACCGTGGTTGGTGGGGCGTCATGTTGCGATTGGCAAAGCCCCCGAAAGCTCAGAGCGAACAGGAGCAATGGTGGGAGCGTGTGCATTCGATGGCTTACTCGAACGCTCACAGGCGATTGCAAGGCAAGCCGGATTCAAAAGTAACGAATTCGGGCGGGCCAACATGGGGTGAAGTTGCAGCGAAGATGGTTATCGTGAAAAAGGGGATTTGTCAGTGGCAGGCCAAAGTGAACAATATGTGCTCAAACCAGAGGAAACGCATGGACAGAAAAGCAAGGAGGAGAAGGTGTCAGGCAAAGGGCTGATGCGGATGCTTCAGGAGCAAGAGTATCGCTGTGCATTGAGTGGCGAGAAGTTGACACCGAAAGCAGCATCGCTGGATCACATTACACCGCTAAGCAAGGGCGGCCAGCACGTGATGAGCAACGTGCAAATCGTCTCAAAAGCAATGAACAAGATGAAGGGCACAATGACGCAGCAGGAGTTCATCGCGGTCTGCAAAAAGGTGGCCCAATGGAATGGATGAGACGGCGGGGCCACGGCTCCCTCTGGGCCGGAATGGAGACCTCCGGCTTTGCGACGGTTGATTTTTTTTGCGAATAAGGATTTGAAAAAAGGTGGGTGGGAGTGACCACAAGCGGGGCTGAATGGCAGTTGCAACGAAGAACAAGACAACGCGGAAGACTGGCAAGCGTGGCACGCGGAACCTGACGATTCAGCAGATGGCTGACGGGGTTGGCGTCGGGACCACGACGATTGAGAAGTACATCAAGCGGGGTTGTCCTCGAACCTCTGTGGATGCCGTCATCAAATGGCGGAAAGAGAATATCAAGGCCGTAGCGGAATCGGCTGACAAGTCTGAAGTGATGCTTGAGCGTCAGCGTGCTGAGCTGGCGAAGACGTTGGAACAGGCTCGCGAAAAGCAGATAGCCAACGACATCAAAGAGGGTTTGCTTTTGTCCCGTGGCGACGTTGAGCGGGAATGGTCGTTGTTGCTAGGCAGGCTGCGGAACAAGATGCAGGGATTCGGACTGCAATGCGCGAATGTGGTCCCGGCTGAGTTGAAGGCGCCGGTGAAGGCGTTGATTGATGAACAGGCCAGAATCTGCCTCAAGGAATTGGCGGAGGGGAAGTCGTGACAGTCCTGCAATCCATCATCCGCGAAGCGTTGACGCCTGTTGAGGAAGACACGGCGGCGGACTGGTTGCGGCAGTATTTCTACACTCACGATGGACGGGCATTCTCAGAGCAGTCAGTTCCGTGGGTCACAGCTCCACAGGGGCCGGCGTGGGCGTATGACTCGATTCAGTTCAGAACGCTCTGGCTGCAATGGGCGGCGAGGATGTTCAAGACGAACTTCGGTCTTGGAATGTTGATGCGTCGGATGCACCAGCGGCCCGGGGAATCGATGTTTGCGACACCCGATGAGACGAACTGCAAGAGCGTCTTCGGGCGACTGTGGAAGATGATTGAGCACTGCCCGGTTTTGAGGGACCAGGCCCCGATTCCGCATCGTCAGGCAAAGCACATCATCAAGTTGCAGCGGTCTGTCTGTCATGGTGCGTGGCCACGTGGAAAGTCACGACTGGCTGACAAGTCGATTCCCGTGGGTCACGCGAACGAGATTGACAAATGGGAACATCAGGCAACGTCAACTGAAGGTGACCCGCTTCCGCGATTCCTGAAGCGTGGTGCTGAGTATCCTGACAGGAAGTTCGTGCTGGAATCGACGCCAGGGCAGAAGGGGCGAAGTCGGATTGAAAGTGGGCGGTTGCAGTCCACAGACCATCGCTATCACGTGCCGTGTCCGCACTGCGGGAAGTTTCAGGTCATCCAGTTCGGGGACGGCAAGAGCCCGGGCGGAATTCACTGGGAGCGGAAGCCGAACGGAGACACTGACAGGAACCTTGCACGGAAGACGGCTCACTACATCTGCTCAGAATGCGAGGGGCGGATCGATGACATTCACCGACCGGCGATGATGAACGCGGGGGTCTGGGTTCCGGCAGGCTGCGAGGTCGACCATGAGCGGGCGATGATGGCGCGAGAACTTCCACCGGACGACCGAAGCTGGTTGCGTGGCGAGCCTTCGCACTGGGGCAGTGAGTACGGGTCACAAATCAGCGTGTTCTATGCACTGTTTCACGGCTGGGGCGATATCGCTTACGACTTTTTGGGGAAGTGCAAGAGCCCGCAGGACTTGAGGCAGTGGACGAACGAAGACAAGGCGGAAACGTGGGAGGTTGTCAAGCGGAAAGACGACTGGCAGTCTCTTGGCGAACGGTCAATCATCAAGGTTCCTCGGCTGGTTGTTCCCGCTGACAGGTCGATTGTGACGTTGGGAATTGACAAGCAGGAATCATTCTACGTTTACGTGGCGGAAGCGTGGGGCACAGGGCATGGACCTCACACGATTGACTATGGGATTTGTGAGACAGCAGCGGATGTACAGAAGCTGATTGAGAGTAAGTGGGACCAAGAAGGCGGTGGGCAGTTGAAGTGCTCAGCGGCACTGATTGACAGCGGGTTCCGCCCTGCGGATGTGCACAAGATTGTCAACGAATGCACGAAGCGTGGATATCCGGTGCGTGCCTGCCGTGGCTCCTACGGTCAGAGGCTTCCGGGGTACTACGCCAATAAGCAGAACACGAGCCGCAGCAGCAACCCTGGGCAGTGGGTCACATGGGTGGATACTCACTCAACTCAGGACTGGATTGACTCGCAGTTGTCGAGCGGACAGGCAACGCTGTTTCGTGGGTCATTGATTGAGCATCAGGACTATCTGGAGCAGGTGTTGAACGATGCGTTGGTCGCATCGCTGGACAGCCACAACAACCCGCGGGAAGAGTGGCAGCGAATTGATACAATGGTCCCGAACGACTTCCGAGACTGTAAGCGATACGCATTCGTCGGGCGTTTACTTTTGGGACACTCAAACCCAACACCGACACACAACCCGGGTCGCAAGCAATCACGGAAGCGGCCAAACTTTATTGAAAGGCCAGGCGGATGGCTCAGGGGTCTCAAACAATGACACAGCCAGCGAAACCACGACGACGGAAACGGCAGAAGCCCGTGACGAACGAGAACGGGGAATTGCGGACACCGGTGAGTGACAGGCCGGCGGCACCTATCAACTGGGCACCTCCCTGCCGTTCGTGTCAAACTCGTGAATGCCAGGACTGCCATGCCGAGAACTCTCACTTGGTGAATAAGTGTCGTGAGTGTGGCAGCAGCAACCTCGGCGAGAAGCGACCTTGCCCGGATACGGTGAGCACCGGGACGATGGAAAGTAGCGTCGGCACACGTCAGCGGGTGAAGTGTCGTTGTTGTGGTTCGAACTTTGCGTGGACGGTTGAACCACGGAATCAGTAGTGCGAGACTTGCGTGGCGTGTCTAGGGTAGCTCCCGAACAGCGGTGATCCTGAGCCGTGTGGCACGCGTCATTTCTCAGGCGTCCAATTGCAGGAGTTGGTGCGATGGAGAACGTGTATGCTGTCCTGTCATATGACGACTACGACTCACCAGTGATAGTAGGGGCATTCACGAAACGTGAGTGTGCTGAAAAACTGGCGGCGTTTTATCAGAGTCATGATATCCAGGAGGTGGCGATCAACTTGGCGGTTCCGTACCCTGACGGCCAGAAGCATTACACGATCGTGATGCAGAACGATGGGCGAGTGCGACACAGATTCACGTCAGATCCTGAGCCGCCAGAGGAATACGTGTTCACACAATGCCGCCTTGAGACTCACTGGTTTGAAAAAGACACAGAGTATTTCATGCTCAAAGTCTGGGCGAAGGATGAAGAAGAAGCGGCTGCGACAGCGCGAGAACACGTGATGGAACTATTCATGTCGGACACGTAAACAACTAACATTCCGCAGCAGCACATCCTGACGGATGATGCTCGCATGGCGGATTACAGCACAGCATCAGCAAACGCTGCCTCGTCGCTAAACGAGTCGACTGACGGCGGGCTTGTGGAAGAGTACGAAGTCGCTCCCGGTCGACGTCGCGTGAAGCGTGGCAAACCGTTGGAGCAGGTTCAGGCTGCCCTATTACTTGAGGGCATTGCCGCACGTCGATCCGCCGGGGGATTGTTCCGCGTCGCCAAGAGGAAGAACGCGGAATGATCGGCGAAGCCATCGACAGAATCGTGAGCGTCTTTTCGCCTGCCGCAGCAGCGAAGCGGGCACACGCACGGTCTGTCTATCAACAGGCGATGACCCGCAGCTACGCATCGGGCCGCACCGATCGACTGAACGCACACTGGCGGACACCGAACACGTCAGCCGACCTTGAGTTGTTGCAGTCTGCCGACACGATTCGCGGACGTGCTCGGGCGTTGGTTCGTGATAACGCTTACGCTCAGGGCATTTTGAAAGCTCTGAAACGGAACGTCGTCGGTTGCGGTATCAAGCCACAGGCACGGACACCGGGCGGGGCGGAAGCGGATCGGCGGATTGAGCACTGGTGGCACCGTTGGCAAATGCGGGCAGACATCACTGGGCGTCTGTCGTTCTACGAATTGCAGCAACTAGCCTACGGCGAATGTGTCGAGGCGGGTGAGGTGCTGATTCGGTTTGTGAGGTCGGACAATCGCAGCCGTGTTCTCCCGTTGGCTCTTGAGATGATTGAGGCGGACCGATTCGCCACCGATCATTTCATCCGTGGCATCAACCCCGCGACAGGGAATGAAGTACGTCGAGGCGTCGAGTTGAACGCTGCCGGCGAGCCTGTTTCATACTGGCTCTATGACCATCACCCGAACGCTGTGAACTCATGGCGGTTCGAGGCGAAGGAATACCCTGCTGACCAGTTTCTGCACGTGTTCAAGCAGCATCGCATCGGGCAGACGCGAGGCATCAGTGATTTTGCCAGCGTGCTGCAATGGTTGCGGACTCTTGGTCTGTACGTCGAGAACGAGTTGCAGAGTTCAGCGATTGCGTCCTGTTTCACAGCGGTCATCAAGTCGATGGGCGGTGCGGCGGATGGTGGACTACTCGGCGACACGAATTCCGACAGCGTGGACTCAGACGGAAACACCTTCGAGCACATCGAACCCGGCATGGTTGCACGACTGATGCCAGGTGAAGACGTGAGCACAATCAACCCGGGGCGAAGTCACACCGATTCGCAGGCGTGGATTGAGTTGATGTTGCGTTCCCTGGCTGTTGGGACTGGTCTCAGTTACGAGCGGTTGTCACGGGACTACTCGAAGACGAATTACAGCAGCAACCGCGCGAGCGACTTGGAAGACCGCAGAGAGTTCCGCCCGTTGCAAGACTGGCTGATTCACCAGTTGTGCGAACCGGTGTGGTCACGGTTCTTCGATGCCGCGGTCACTGAGCAGCTTTCCGGATTTCCGACGCCGAACGAGTACCTCACGAACTACCACGAGTGGCAGCATCACATCTGGCAGCCACCGGGTTGGGAATGGGTTGACCCGGTCAAGGAGCAGAAGGCGTCTGCCGAAGCGATTCAGTCGAACCTGTCGACGCTGACTGACGAGCTTGGCAAGCGTGGAAAAGACGTGCGGGAAGTGCTGGAACAGCGGAAGCGGGAGCGGGACCTTGAGGACTCTCTTGGCCTGACACCTTCTCAGCCAATGGAACAACCGGAAGAGGTGATGAACGATGGCACGTAAGGGAAAACTGCCGGCAGACAAAAGCGGGGCTCCGTATCTGTACCGATCGGCGGAACTGAACCGGGCGGATGCTCGTGATGAGGATCGGTCGATTCCGATGATTCTCGCCACGGAAGACCCGATTCCGACATACGACCTGATGCGCGGTGAAGTGCTGGATGAAGTGCTGCATTTCGACGGGATGCAGATGCCGTCTCAGGTGCCGATGGTGGACTCTCACGACAGGGGTTCTGTGCGGTCTGTGCTGGGTTCAATTCGCAATCTCGAAGTTCGAAACGGGCAGCTTGTCGGGCGAGCCTACTTTTCCTCAGACCCTGAGAGTCAACGGGCATATCAGAACTACAAGGACGGTCACTTGACTGACTTTTCGGTCGGTGCGTCGATTCGTGCCAGTGAATACAGAGGCGGACAGAAGCACGTCGTTTCAAGCGTGTTGCGTGAGGGGTCGGCGGTGGTCGCTGGCCAGGATCCCGGGGCGAAGGTCATCAGTGACGCGTTGCGGGCTTACACAAATCCCGAAGAGATGAGGGAAGAAATGATAGCTGCCAAGCTGCGTGAATTGATGGTCGCTCGCGGGATGGACGAGAACGCGACGGATGCCGAGATGATCGACTTTGCCGAAACGGAACTGGCGACGACATCCACGACGGAAGCACAGGAAGAGGCGACAACGGTTGTCACCTCAGACGAAGTTGAGGCACCGGAAGTTGAGCAGACCTCGACGGAAGATGCCGAAGAAAAGGATGAAGCAGAAATGGCTGCAACTGAAGAAACAGCCGCGGCAGTTGCGGCTGAACGCAAGCGAGTGACCGAAGTGACGGACATCTGCCGTCAGCACGACGCGGATGACATCTGCCGCACGGCGATTGATGACAACTGGACACCCGAACGGACTGCACTTGAGATTCTCAAGCGGCAACAGTCTGGCAAGGTGGCGGACAAGCCGACAGGCAACGCACCTCCACGGATCGACTCGGGCGTCAGTGAGCGGGAGAAGTTCTATGCCGCTGCCGTGTCGGGACTGACTCGGCGACTGGCTGACACAAAGCAGATCAACCCTGACAGGGTTCAGGCTGACAAACTGGAACGGGAAGCCGTCGAACGCAACGCGGAACTCAAGCAGGAAATCAAGCGGTCGGATTCCGGTGCTGACGAACTGCGGTTTGTTCCGCTGCCGGACCTTGCCCGCATGTTCCTTGAGCGTTCTGGCCAGCGTGTGAGCGGCCTGCCGAAGACTGAGATTGTTCGACGTGCGATGGCTCAGCGTGAATTCGTTGAGCGTTCCGACCAGGCGAGCAACACTACCGGCACGTTCAGCAACCTCCTGCTTGATGCTGCGAATAAGACGCTGCTGGCAGGTTACGACGAGGCTCCGGCAACCTACACCCAGTGGGTGCGGATGGCTCCTTCGGCGTCGGACTTCAAGGACCTGAACCGGATTCGCTTCGGTGAACTGGCTGACCCGGAAGTTGTTCCTGAAAACATGGAATACCCGGAGAAGGCGACCAGCGATTCGAAAGAAAGCTACGGCGTTGAAAAGCACGGGTCGATTTTCTCCATCAGTTTTGAGGCTGTGGTGAATGACGACCTGAACGCCATCACGCGAATTCCGCAGATGCAGGGTTCCGCGATGCGACGCAAGGTCAATAAGACGTGCTACAACGTCCTGACCGCAAATGACACGCTGAGCGACAGCATCGCTCTGTTCCACGCGTCGAGCCACGGTGCGAACCTCGACACGAACGCGTTGGCAGAGTCAGCGCTGGACACGGGCTACACTGTGATGATGAATCAGACGGGTCTGAGTGGCAGCGGAACCCCGCTGAACATCATGCCGACTTATCTGATTGTTCCGCCGGACCTTGCCGCCACAGCGTACCGGCTGACTGGCGGAAACGTCATTCCAGAAGCTGTCGGCAACGTCGCGTTGTACGGCCCAGGCGGACCGCGTCCGCTGCGGGTTGTGGTTGAAGCTCAGTTGACCAGCAACAGCACGACAGCATGGTATCTGGCTGCTGACACTGGCATTGTCGACACGGTTGAAATCACATTCCTACAGGGCGAGGAGTCACCAGTTCTGAGCCGTGAGGAAGGTTTCAGCACGGATACGCTGAAGTACAAGATTCGCCAGACGTTCGCTGCCAAGGCGATCGACTTCCGCGGTCTGTATCAGGGCAACACGTAGGCCGCGGCAACGCGGAGTTGATAGCGGCTGGCCGTTGTGGTCAGCCGCACCTTTTCAGGTCGCTTGCACCTTGAGAAAGACAAGCTAAGGAGAATTTGAAATGGCTGGAATTCAAGACTACTGGGAATTCTGTGACGACTTCTTCGGTGCAGGTTCCCTGACAGCATCCCCGGCGGGTGTTGACTATTGGGACATCGCCGACACCTCATCCGCCGGAACGCCAACATACGTTTACGTGGACGGTTCATCGAGCGGTGAGGTTGCTCTCGACTTTGATTCGCAGGCAGAAGCTCAGAACGTCTGCCTGTTTCAGAGTGACAAGCTGCAATTCGACATCGACAAGATTCAGGGCTTCGAATGCCGGGTCAAGATGAACCAGGCTGCCGCCGATGCGACAACCAGTTTTGCCATCGGGCTGACTGGCGACCGTAACGACGCGATTGATTCGATTGCTCAGGCTGCGTTGTTCCGCGTTGTCGGTGCTGACAGCACAACGGCAGTGGTTGTTGAGACTGATGACGGGACAAACGACAACAACGACGTTGCGACTGGCCAGACTCTCATCAACGCTTACAAGCGGCTGAAGATTGACTTCAGCAACGGCACCAGTGACGTGCGGTTCTTCATGGACGACGGGAACGGTGCTCTTGTTCGCGTTGCGTCGGGAACGACGTTCGACATGAGCAACTACACCGGGTCGCTTCAGGTGTTTGCTCAGATTCAGAAGACGTCCGACGCGAACACGGACGGCTTCACTCTGGATTACGTCAAGGTCTGGGGCAAGCGATGACACTGCGTGAGCTGATTGCGTCTGACGTTGCTTCTGTCTTCCTGAATACCGATGAATTTGCTGAGCAGGTCATTCGGTACGTCGGGGGCGATAGCGGCAACCGTCAGGCGGTGTCAGCCATCGTGGAGATTGAACAGCCGACGTTCGAAAAGGAACGTGGGCGAGGATACCAAACCAAAGCGATGGTCATGGTCGATGATGCCGTGACCGTCGCGACTGGTGACGCGTTCCTGATTCGAAATGAGCGGTATGAAGTTCTGGCCGTGAAGCCTGTTGAACATGGGGCACGTGAGGTTTCGTGCGTGCGATATGCCAGCGAGGCGAGAGGGGTTCGGACGGCGGGTGATATCTGATGGCGGCTCTCGACATTGACGGAGCGGTGCAGAACGTGAAAACCATGCTGAGCGAGTTGTCAGCGTGGCAGACGATTACCGGCACCAGTTCAGCGGCGGAAGCTGCGAAGCGTATCTTTGAGTACGGCGTTGATGATTCCGCAGGGTCAGAGTCGCCGTGTTTCATTCTGGACATCGCGGAATTCCCTGGGGAATGGCGAGCGGGCAGGATTGCCGGTTCGTTGATGATTGAGGCTCGGTTAGAGCTGGAGATTCCTGACGCGAACCGGCTGACGTACAGCACGGAAGGTCGATGGTATTGGCAACAGCTTGCGTCGATTCTGGCGGGTATCAACAGCAACGTCAGGGGCAGCGGTGAGTTGATGTTTCAGAACCTGTCGATGCCGTTGAAGCCCGGGAGGATTGACCCGGAGACGAACGAAGGCCGAGTTGAGTGGATGTGTATTCTTGGGATTGAAGTCTGGTTGCGGTGATGGTTGTTGTCATTGGCTCAACGCTGACTCGGGAAGGTGTGACCAAAGCGGGGCACGCGAAAATCCTGCGTCAACTGAACCGCGAATGGATGGAGCGTCATCGCGATAACAGGCTTCCGAGACACTTCGAAAACGTGCCGGAAACTTCACCGGGTGGCGGCGGATACGGATACCGCAAACGGAGTGCACAGTACACGAAACAGAAGCAACGGAAATACGGGCACACGAAGCCAAACGTCGCAACGGGTGAACTGCGGGACTCGGTTCTGGCGAAGGTGAAAATCACAGCGACTCAGCACAAGTCCAACATGGTCACGCGGGGGACTCGTGAGCATCGTCTGGCAGCGTGGCAACTGAAGGAAATCGCAGCGGTGTCGCTGAAAGAGCGACGGCAGGAAGCCAAGTTGACCGCACGGAATTACAGGAAGTTGGCGAAGTCGCCACAGTACAAAGCAAAACGCAAACGCAAGGTGAAATGAAATGACTGTGGTTGTAGCTGACGCCGTATTCGACGGCACGAACATTCGACAGGTGACGAACAGCAGCCACCGTGTGAACCAGACGACACGGCAGGCAACGACCAGCGGCGGTGCCACCGTATCGCAGGTTTCTGGTATCACTGCGGAAGAGGTCACGACAATCAGCAGTGCCGACCTTGCCGCGTTGATTGCATTAAATACCAACACATTCATCTCCGCAGGACTGGGCGTAGCATCCGGGACTGTCACGGTGCCGTACAAGGAACGGTCTCAGGCTGCGTTCTTCGCCTCAGGGTCGAACCACAACGCTCTCAGCGGTTCGAACTGCCTGATTGTGCCGACATCCATTGAGGCGTCGCAGGATGAGGAACAGGGGGCGTCCTGCACGTGTGACATTCATTGGATCAGCAGCGACGGTGAGACAAAAGCGGCGACACTGTCAACGGGTCAGGCTCTCGCAGCTCAGTCGTTCAATGCTGAATTCAGCCTCGGGATTGTGGACTTCAACGGGACGGACGTGGAGGGCGTTCAGTCGGTGCGAGTGGTTCCGGGAATCACCGTCGTGAAGTCTCGCGAGAAGGGGCAACCGTACCCGGTTCTTGTGTCGATTCAGGAAGTCGCACCGATGATTGAAATCGTGGTTGATGACTTTGCAGAAGCGACGCCGGCAGGTGGCTGGACGGCAATGACCGCAGCGAATGTCTACTTTCGAAAACGTGACGACTCAGGGTTGTATGTGTCGGACGGTACTGCCGAGCACATCAAAATCACCTTTGCAGCCGGGCTGAAAACCGTCGAGTCAATGGAAGCGTCTGACAACAGCAACGGAACCACAACGATCACACTCAAGGGCAAGACACTGACAGCTTCGGCAGCGTCTGCAATCACATAAGGTTTGAACGATGGCTGATGAAATCACGGTGAACTTGCGGGTGCAGTTGGCGAACTCTTCCCTGCCTGACGACTTCAACCCAGGACGCATCCAGGTCGACCAGTCAGCGGTTGAATTGTTCAAGCGTGTTGTTGCGGTTGGAACGAGCGAAGAGTCGCTGACGTTCACCGACGTGACGACACCGGGGCTGTGCTACCTGTACAACCTCGACTCGACGAATTACGTCCAGTACGGCAACGCGACGGGAAGCTACATCGGGCGGCTCAAGCCATCGAGTTTCCCGAACCTGCTCGAACTGGACGGCGGTGCGACAACGCTGTACCTGAAAGCCAACACGGCATCTTGTCAGGTGCTTGTCTGCGTGTACGGTGTGTGAAAAGGATGGCCGGTGCATTTCCAGATATTTCTACCTGGCGTCGATGCGAAAAAGGCGTCAGAGAACCCGGACCAGTTGCAGCAAATCACCAAGCGGGCTGACTTGAGTGACTTGTTCGAAGGTATGGAAACGCTCCGGGCACAGGGGCCGCGTGACCTCGACGGCCTGTTGTGCAACTGGACCTCCCCGCAGAACGCTCGCATTGTCTACCGACCTGACGAACAGACGTGGGAGCCATCGGTCCTGAAAGACGAAGATGGCAACCCGCTGTACTACGTCGGCATCTGGAACGACAAGCCGCCGAAGGAATCGGAACTGCGTCGGCATTACACGCAGGAGGGTGCACTGGTCGAATTCGGTGGGCAGAAGTGGATACTGCCGACGCCTGATACGGTTGATGCGCGGGCGGTTTACAACGACGACGGGTCGATGCGGTGGGAGCCTATCCGTCAGTTCTCGTGGATGTGTGACGAAGCGAAGCTGATGCAGGACCGCTATCTAGGAGAGTCTTTCGGCGTGAAGTCGATGGTGTTTGAAGTTGACCCAGTTGAGCAGGTCACGTGGCTGCTGAAGTTGCTGCGGGTCAATTATCGCCTGACGCCTGAGGTTGCTGTGATGCTGAATCTGTGGACACGGAAGCGGCATATCATCGACACTGTTCTTGCTACGTTGAAGCTGCATCGAAAGGGCGAAGACGATGGCCAATGAAAAGATTGAGGTCGAGTACATCGCCACGCAGCAGCAGGTTCTGAAAGCGTTTGAGAAGCTGAACAAGCGACTGGATGAGACCGAAAAGAAACTGGAGAAGACCGGAACGACCAGCAAGAAATCGGCGAAGTTGGCTGAAGGTTCGTTTGCTGCCCTTGAGAAGGAGTTGAAGGACAACGAATCCGCGTTGAAGCGGATGGCGATGGGCACGAAGGAATTCGAGAAGCAGCGTGCGAAGGTTGACCGGTTGCGGAGTTCGCTCAAAGGTGCGAAGGGTGAACTTGGCGGAGTGAATCAGCAGACGGCGGGTCTACGTTCGGCGGCGGCAGGTGGCGTCACTTCGGTGGCGAAGATGGCAGCCGGAATGATGGGACTGCATCAGACCGTGTCGATGGTTGTCGCGGAGTTGGAAAAGGCGGACCGGTTGAAGATTGCCGCGGCTCAGACTAACCGTTCTCTGGAGCAAGTCATTGCAGATATTGCTCCCAACATCGGCGCCGCCAACATCGGAAAAGCGCGGGACATGATCCGTGCTGGTGCGGTGGAGACGGGTACGACTCAGGAGGGTTATGGGAATCTGATTGCCAACGCCATCAGCGCGGGTGCGAAAGACCTCGAAGAAGCTGGTAAAGTTGCTGGAGCGGCGCTAAGGCTGTCCGCTGGTGATGCTGAGGCCGCTAACGCTTACGCGGGTGCCGCACTTGATATCACCTCACTAGCAGGCTCAGACAACTTCGAGGGTGCCTTAGGGCAAATGAGCCAGGTGTTATCAGAAGTGCGGGCAGACGACCCGGCTCAGTTTGCTCAGGCAATTGGTGGAGCATTGGCAGCGGCGACCGCGGAACGGCAGAACGTCGACGCGATGACGACTGAGCAGGCTCTCGAACATGCGGCAGTGTTCTCGCAAGCGGCAAAAGACCAGACAGGCTCAGTAACAGCGACCGGTCTGCGACAATACGTGTCGGATGTGGACAAGTTTATTCCGCAAGAAAGGGCAACGCTGAAAGACGGGTCTGAGGCAACTGTCTCAAAAGCATTGATCAGTCAGTTTACCTCGACACGGTCGCTCGAAGAGCGTGAACAGATGATGCGGCAGAACGAAGGACTGCGGAATCAATTCATCGACACCCTGAGAGAGTCAGAAACAAAAATCGGGAAGGTGGAGCTGGTCAGCGGGTCCGAGCGGGCGATGGGGTGGTTGGCAAAAGCCGAGAACAAAATCACTGGCATTGATGAGGCGGCTGGCGAGTATGAGGGGCTAGCGTCTGGTGTCGATGCAGCAACATCGGGGCTTCGTGCATCAAACAGAGGAGCGGCACAGCGGCAGTTCATCGAGACAGAAGGCGACCGCGGGTTGCGTGGTCAGGCGTTAGAGATATTCGACCGCACAGTAAACCGCATTGACTTGCCTGGTCTCGACGCAGCACGTATCCCTCTTGAACGTCGAAAGATGCAGGGGCAGATTGCATCGGGTGGCGATGAGTTCAGGGCGGTGTTTACTGCCTTGCAGTCAGCAACAACGGCAAAGGGACTGTTCGAACAGGAGATCAGTGCTCAAGGGCGTGAGGAACTCAACGCAGCATTGGCGGAGCTGATTGAATTGCAGCGTGCAGCAAACCAGATACAGCAGCAGCAGAACGAAAAGAAAGTGGTGGTTCAGGGACCACAGCAGCGACCGAAAGAGGCACCACTACCGGCAGCTACGTTGCCGTGACATTTCCAGCACAAACACACCACAGGCGGCAAGGTGCAGCGGCCATCCGATACCCATAACGCCAGCAGCGACACAACACAGAAACACGTACACCGACAGCAATCGGCACAGCACTTCCCACACGTTGACATGAATTCTCATGACAATCACCCTCGACAGTTACACGTTTGAAGATCCCGGCATCCACGGTACGCCGATCGTGCCACAATGGGAAGTCGGGAAAACTATCCAGCGATTCTTCGGCGTGGTTGGTCAATATCAACTCACAGGGGTGAGGCACGCACACGAAATCACGATTGACGTTCATTTCTACAACTACGCGACAATGGCTTTGCTTCTGGCGGACATCGCTACAATTGGCACGAAGCAGGAAACACTGACGGGAACTTTGACGGTAGACCTCGGTGGCGGTGATTCGTCATCCTACACAAACTGCATATTCACCGGGTATGAACCAGACGAACCGCCGTGGAAAGACGGCAGCGGTCAGAATGGGTGGCAGCAACGCGGCAAACTTCGATTCAGGCAGGTGGCATCATGATTGACAAGACACAACTCCCGAACGGCTGCGACTGTGATGCGGCTTACGAAATCCTGCACGGTTCGCAGGAATCACCCGGGTCGTTTCGTGGGCGGTATCAGCGACAGGAACTCACTGACGCTGAGCACGCAAAATGCACGGGAGCAACAACGCCGGACGAAGCGTTCGCGTTGGTGTACCCGGACTACGTCAGCCAGCATTTGTTCCGCGAAGAATGGAACGCAACAGAACCACCCGCGTTGACTGTCGTGTCGGATGACATTGAAGCGGATGAGTAATGGGCACCGACGCTCTAAACACTGGTGACGAGTCGTTCTTCGTCTACCCGCGGTGGAACACGCTGCTTGGTCCCGACAGCGGTGACCCTCCCGGTTCAACAGATGAGTTTGAGGGTGCTCACGCAATCCGTGTCGTGCAGTCTGCCAGCGGCAGCCGGTTGGATTTTGCTGACATTCGCTACGGGTTGACAACGAATCTCATCAATCGCGTGCAGCCGTCAGACTTCACTCGCGTGGTTGAAGTGACGTTGCCTGACGGCGGTGATACGCGGCTGCATCGTGGCGACTACGTGACAGAATCGGAACGCGTCGAGCAGGGCAGCGAGTCTCTCACAGCTCAATCACAAATGCGTCCGTATCATTTCGGAACGCCGGTCAAGGGGATGCTGGTCTACGATCCCATCAACGAAGCGGACGCCACCATTCCCTATCCGGTCACGTTCAACCCGACCATTGACGGACAGGTCAGATTCAACCGTTCGGACAAAAGCACAGACAGCGGTGAAGGTTGGTACTGGCTGCACGGTGAGTCTGGATGGACGGAACAGAGCCGAACGTACCATGACACCAACGAGGCAGGAGAGTGGGTGTTGACTGAGACTATTGAGGCAATGTGCGCGTTGCTCAATGAGGATCAGGAGTTCATCGACAACCCCACTGACTTCACTGTGCTGAGCGGTGCACCGGAAATACGGGATATCACAATCCCTCTCGGGTGGTATCTGCCTCAGTGTCTCGACGCGTTACTAATTCCTCACGGCTACAACTGGTACGTTGACTATGGTGAGGGAAACGAGAAGCCGAAAATTACGTTGTTCGAAATCGGCGAGGGTGACGAGAAGGAATTGTATTATCAGGCACCGGGTGAGGTGCTGAACCTGGCATGGTCGAACCTGAATCAGTATGCGGTAGAGCGTGACATCGGCGACGCGTTCAATCAGGTGCGAGTGCTGGGGGCTTACAAGCAATATGAGGTGACACTGCCGCTTTACCCCGGATGGCCTGAGTCAGAAGACGAAACGACACCGTCAGAACTTGCCAAGTTGAGCGAGGGCGGTCAGTACGGGCAGGGCAATGAAAACGTCTGGCGGTTGTTCATCGCGAACGAAGACGGAACGCTTGACCCGACAGAAACCCGACTCGGTAATGACCCGTTGATACCAGACCTGTCAGATATTAGTGATCCGTGGGTAGCGCGACGCAGGGTGCTCGAAGAACCGCTGACGTACATGGGCCAGCATTCCGATCCCGACAAAAAAGAACGTCGCCCGTTTTGGGTTGAGTATGCTGTTGAACTGGACGAGTCGAACGACCCTGTCTGGCAGGTGGTTCCTGAGGACTGGTCGGTGCGGTTGCTTCCAGACCAGATCGGAATTTACTTCGACGGTGACACGCCACCGCAGGACTTGTTCGACGCCGGTGATAATCTGCGGATGCGGATTACCGGGACCATCACAGTCGACGAACGTATTGAGGGGGAAGCTCTGAAACAGGACTCAGCGGTTAATGGTCGGACGAATGAGTTGCTGCTGGACATGCCGCACAAGTTTCTGTTTCGGAAACGTCAGGACGCTGGTGAGTTTGTCAGCACGTTTCATTTGCAATCATCGAACGACAACGGAGCTGACGAGCGGGACGACACCGACGACATTCAGAGCTATGCGGAAGCCATCCGCGACAAGAACGACATGGCGGATATGAGTTGCGAATTTCGGCTGCCGGGACTGCACATCGAGTACAAGATTGGCGACCTCATCACGAAGATCGAAGGCCGTGAAGTGAGTCTGGACGCTGCCAGTGATACAGCGTCCGCACCACGGTACGTTCAAATCGTAGAACGGCGTTGGGAGTTCGACGACTCAGGACCGTTTACCGTGCTGATTGTGGATCGTGGAGTGCAGCAAACGTGAGACGCCCGTTCCGACCGCTGACAGCGATGACAGGGACGCCCACGTTTGATCAGTTCGTGCGTGGCCGGCAGTCTGGAAAACGTCCATACCGGCAACTGACTCTCGGCGGAGGGGTTGACCCAGTTCCCTTTTACGGTGAGTTCTACCGATACTTCAAGGCGTCGAGCGTTGCTGACTATGAGTCCATCGCAACGGCGACGTGGTCAACAGGGACGACGGGCGGCACTGATAGTTGGAACTGCATCTATGCGCACCTGACAACGCCGAACTGTCAGACGAACGGCATAGATGAAATCATGAATCCGATCCGGTACGAGATTGACGCACCGGCGAGCAATGGCGGGACGTTTGACTGGCTGAACAAAACGGGATTCGGTCAGGTGTATTTGCCCGCGTCGCACGATGGGCGGTACGGGTTCAGTCGGTTCACAGGCCGGATCGGCATCGACTCATTCAGCAGCAGTTACGATCAATACGCTCAGTATTCAACGCAGGTGATGGGCATTCATGACAAGTTGCTGCAAACAAATTCGCACGCCGTCTTTCAGTCGGACAGGATGACTCACAGCGACCCGCAGTTTTTATCACTACTGCCGATTCATCCCTACGGCGCAACGCACGCTGCTTCCACGTGGCTGGAATCAACGCTAGAGGCGATTCAGCCGACATATCAGCGACTCGGAAACAGTTACGTATCTGTGACACCGTACCGCGTCCAGCACTACGTGAACGCGTCTGCATCTGGGGCGTTGCACAGCACGTCAACGGCATGGCAGCACGTTGATTCTGTCGCGTTGAATGACGGATATTACTTCGATGTCTGGTGGCGAATCCAATACACGCCGCGACCGAACTTGCCAGCGACGCCGGGACGGACGTGTCCATACCTCCCAACAACAAAAGCCAGCAGTGGAACACGACGATTTGTGTATCAGTACACGTCTGCGAACAGAGGCAAGGGGCGGTCATGGATACCGTTTGTGCGACTGCGAAACCTCGACTACTCGCCTGAGTTCAGCTATCAGGAGCAGACGTATCAAATCACTATCAATGGTCACACTGGATGGACGTTGCACCTCGGAAGCAACACCGCAATCCTGAAGACGGGCACTGGTGTGACGGCGGCAATCGGCGGCGGTCAAATCACGTGGACTGTCGACAACACGCACCCAACGTATCAGTGGGTCCGGCAGATTGTGTTGAAGTGGGACCAGGAGATTCCGACACTGACCATCACTGCCGGCACGTCGATGCTTGAGGCGATGGCGATTGACGACGGGGCTCATTTCCTCGGCGTGCAGTACAGCCCGTCAGACTCGTCCGACTATCGTGAGTCAGTTGCTCAGACGGACTACGGGACCATCAATGTGGGGCCTGCTGGCACGTTTACGCAGGACGGCACAACGACGTTTGACCTGATACCGTGGTCGGCGACAGTGGGGACGCCGCTTGCGTTTCAGACGCTGCGAGGGCTGTACAGCAACACAGCGGCAAATGCGTTGCTGCCCGCGTTTCCAGACCCTGCGATACCGACATCCGTGACAGTGACGCGTGTGAGTCAGTGATTCCGAACCGCTGAACAATTTCCGAAAAACTACCCACAAGGGGTTGCAACGGCTGCGAGGAACTGTGTAGAGTCTTGCACGTCGAATGCAGCTCGGCAACAATGGAACTGAGACGGGGCGAAATCCCGAATCAATAGGACCGTCAGCGAGTGGCTGCATCACTTGCTGGCGGTTTTTTCGTGCGCGATGGAAACACGGGCGAAACGATGAAACGAGTCATATGCAAGTCATGCGGCGTTCTGATTGAGATGCGGTCAGTTCACAGGAAGGGGCGGACACGGAATTTCTGTGATGCCTGCAATGAAGAACGCATCAAACAACGTCGCCAGAAAGAACTTGACAAGCGGAAAGAGGAGCACCGACAGAATTCAGTGCTCGCAGGTGTTCCAGACAACACGGAGAAGCGAACACCATTCAAAGGTGAATGGGTGCACCCAGCAGATGTCTACGAGCGAGCCGATGAAATCATTGCCATTGCGAAATGGCGCATCACGCGTGCCCAGTTCATGAAGCGTAAGGTTATAGCGGCAGTGGGTAGCGTCACTGAGTTCGCTCACGAGGTGTGGATGGCGATGGCACGCAACATAAGCGAAAAACCAGTCCGCTGTTCGCTGACAACAGCAACGGTCAATCAGTGCCGATGGAGCTTGTCACGCCTGTTTGACAAAAAGTCGGTGCCGACAGAACCGATATCAGACACGCTGACCTACGAAGTTCCGATGGATGAAATTGCTTCCCGTGCAGAGTTGAAGAAAGCGGTGAGGCAGGAACTGTTGAGCATGGATGCACGAACGGGCGGGATTGTCGCAATGAGGTACGGGATGATTGCTGGGGTCAAACCGTTGACACTGGAGGAAGCGGGGTGCGTCTGGAAGATAACGCGGGAGCGTGTGAGGCAGATAGAGCTGGTGGCTGTCAAGAAACTGCAACATTACACGCGTGCTGAGCGGTTCATCGGATACTGCGACACTGAGCCTGACTTCAGCGAGATTGACGCCAGACGGCGGATGGCGTTGAAGCGTCAGAAAGAGTTTGAAGCACGTGCACAACGGGCGCGATGGAAACAACTGAGTTCTGAGCACGCACCGCCCGCCTGAAAACTATTTTTAGAAAGGGGTGTCTCAGAGAAGGAAGCGGGTGGGCGGTGTTTTTTGAGCCAGTCACAGGCTACCGGAAGGCACCGAAAGCGGTTCGCAGGAACAGCAAGACGCTGAACCGGGTCTGTGATTGTGGGTGGCGGCTGCACGGCTGCGGTCGTCACCTGTTTTCGGGAGGTGGAGCGATGCCAGTCAAAGGACGCAGAACGAAACACGAGGAACTTGTGGCGATGTTTGGGCACCTTCGGATGGTGGAAACCTTCGCAGCACATCAGGCACGTGCGATAGACAAAGACGATGCCAGTGTTGCAGAACGGAAGCTGTGTATCGCGACACCGGCAGGGCTGACACAGTGCGGGAAGACGGCACACCGGACGTTGCAGTTCTGCACGTTGGCGGGTGTGGATTCGGGAGACATCTGCGGCGAGTGTTACGGGCAGATGCGGCAAGTTGTTCAGGACATTAAAGACGGGGTGAGAGTGCTATGAGCGTTGAATTACCGGGAGTGCCTGAAGGGTATCGGGCTCTGAGGTGGGGTGTGGTTGGCAAAGACCAGTGGCTGGTTCAGGCTGACGGGACTGCGGTGCAGTGGCCAGGCGATACGCCATCAGAGGGACAACACCTTGTCGTGGAGCCCGTCAAGACGAAGACGCGGACGGTGGTGTTTCACGAGGTTGTATACGGCGACAGTGCGGGCGACTTGTACATCGGTTACACGACAGTCGTTGCAGAGTATCGAGACGTTTGGTCTGTCGTGCACTTGACAGGCAACACACGCGAAGTGGAGATTCCCTGCGATGAATGAAGCCTTAGCAATTGCATGTGTCATCGCGGTCGGAATCGTGGCCAGCGTGATGATATGCGAGGGGTGTTTTTCCGATGACGACTAAACCAGATGCAAACACACCTCCACAGCGGTTTCGCTGGAAGTTGAACGGAATTGGTCGCTGGCGTTTTGGGTGCTGTGTGTACTGCGCAACCTTTGAGTTGTGGGAGGCGCACACATTCGGGGCTCATGACGTGGATTTGTTTGACGATGACCCGTGGGAATCGCTCGGACAACTTATTGGGGATGCCGATATCCTTGAGTGGATTGACAACGACATGGGATGGGCTGACCTGAAGGGCAGTGACGATGACGACTAAACGCGGCTCAATCACCACCGAACTGGAAGAAATCGGCTACGGCACATTGCTTGTCGATATCGACTATTGGTACGCGACAGGTGAGCGACCGTTTCCGGGCTATCCCGGCAGTCCTGACACGTGCGACAGGTTGAGCGTGTACGTGTCACGGTGGTTCGTTGGGGCGGAGGAGCGGAAGCGCGATGAGTCGGACGTGTGGCCGATACTGGATGAGATAGCGGCGTGCGTGATTGATAACCAGTGGGAAGACTTTCGGGAGATGTGCGTTGCCGATGCGAGAAACAGGGAGTAACGAATGAGAGTGATTGACGTAGCTCAGCGGTCTGAGCAATGGGACCGACTCAGAGCAAGGCCAACGGCGTCACAGTTCTACAGGTTCTGCACGCCGGCCAAAGGCGCATACGCCAGTCAGGCGACAGTTTACGCAGCGGAAATCGTGGCGAAGCGTTTGGGCGTCTACACCGAGTCCCCGCCGTCATATTGGATGGAGCGTGGCACAGAGATGGAGCCGCACGCGAAAGCCAGCTACACGGCAGAAACGGGGCGTGAGATTGTGGACGTGGGTTTCCTTGTCCCTGACCACACGGAAGCCTATGGCGGCTCACCTGATGGGTTGGTGGATGGCGGGTTGATTGAGATTAAGTGCCCGAAGCCTGAGAAGGTCATCCAGTATCACGCTGAGGGGACGATGCCTGATGAGTACAAACCGCAGGTGCAGGGCCTGCTGTGGATATCGGGGCTTCCGTGGTGTGACTTCTACGGGTGGCATGAAGGACTCACGCCGTTTTTGTATCGCGTGGAGGCTGACCCGAAGTATCACGAGAAGCTTGAGGCGTGCATGGCGAAACTGTTGGACGAGATTGAACGCATTGAGAAAGCTATGGAGGTGAAGTGGTGAGCGATATCAACGAACTAGCAGCAGCACTGGCAAAGGCTCAGGGGATGATTGAGCCAGCACCGAGAGACGCGAAGAACCCGTTCTTCAAGTCGAGGTACGCGACACTTCAGAGCATTCGCACGGCGATGCAGGAGGCGTTCGCGGCGAACGGGCTGAGTGTCATCCAGACACCAACGGTCGAGAACGGCCAATTGCGGTTGCTCACAATCTTGCTGCATGAAAGCGGCCAGCATTTGGACTGCGGAACACTCGCGGCAGAAGTGGACATCAGCGACCCGCAAAAGATGGGCAGCGCCATCACTTACTTCCGACGCTACGCACTGGCGGCTATCTCGCAGACTGTGTCCGATGAGGATGACGACGCGGCATCTGTGAGCCGACGTAAGCCACCGAAGGACGTGGTTGCGGCTCGTGAACGCATCCGAAAAGCGGAGACGCTGGAAGACTTGCAGGAGGTTGGCGAGGGTTTGCAGAACGAGTCGCAGGCTGTTCAGCAGGCGGTGCGGCAGGATTACATGAAACGTAAGGAAGAGCTGAAAGCTACACTAACGGAGGTGACGAAATGAACGCACGTGATGACGACATCGTGAAACTTCCCGAAGGACACATCCTGCGTGAGTGCGATATGTTCGCATTCGCGGGCCGTGGGTTCCTTTGCCCCGTTCCTCACAATTCGTACATGCACGGCAAGCGAACGGGGCCAGACCTGATTGGCTACTGCCGGCGGAGTGATTACCCGGTGACACCGACAGTAGGTGTTCTGAAAGAGTGGGCGGTTCGGTTTGTATCGACGGTTTATGGTGACACGGTCGGACTGACGGAAGTTGAGCGACTGAGAGCGTTGCGAACTGTGGCGTGGGGATTGATGCAGGAGTATTGCGTGAACAACCCGGATGCGTTCCGACGAGTCATGGAGGACACTGATGGTGAAGCGTAGGAAGCGGACCAATAAGGACGTGCCAGCAAAGTACACACTCAAGCGGATGGCAGACCAGTTGTGGTCACTCGCAGTGCGTGATGACTGGAACAACTGTTGTGCGGTGTGCGGGAAGCATCCGTGCCATGCGCATCACTTGGTACCGCGGCAGCATTATGCGTTGCGGTTCGACTTGCGAAACGGGATTGCGTTGTGCCATTACCACCACACTCGCGACTCACAGATATCACCACACCAGAACGCACTCGGATGGATGATGTGGCTTTCAAAGCATCATCCACTGCGGGCAGAATGGTATGTGGAAGTGATGGCAACAAACCAGCACCGATCGTTTCAGGGAACGAAAAACGCGGTCTATTACATGGACATCATTCAGGGGTTCCGCGAGTACGTGGAGCCGGACGTGTTCGAAAAGGTTGTGGGTGTGAGGTTCAACGCGTATTTGATTGGAGGAGTTCAATGAGCGAAGTCATGCGAGATTGTCTGCACCGGTTGCAGATGGACATCCATCAAACGGCCATCGACAAAGGATGGTACGACGGCAGCACGGAACGGAATCCTGCGGAGTTGATTGCATTGATGCACTCGGAACTGAGCGAGGCGTTGGAAGCGTTTCGCAACGGGAACCCGCCTGACAAGCACTGCCCGGAGTTCGGCAACGCGGAGATTGAGTTTGCGGATTGTGTGATTCGCATCATGGATGCCTGTCAGTTCCTCGGGCTGAATCTCGGTGGTGCGTTGATGGCAAAGATGGAAGCGAATCAGAGGCGGCCTGCGAGGCATGGCGGGAAGGTGTATTGAGATGATTAGCATTGACTTCGATACATCGTCTGCGGACTGCTATCGCCGCTTCCTGAAGGTGCGGAATCTTCCCCTCTATCATTTCAGGGGTTCGCGGGCATTCGTCCCTGATGAGTTTGCTGACGAACTTGGCATTGCAGTGGAGCGACGAGGAACAGCAGCGGTCGACCTGCATCCCGATTTATTCGACTACCAGCGAGACATTGCCCGCATTGCGATTCAGAAACGCAAGTATGCGGTGTTTGCTGATTGCGGACTTGGTAAGACTTTGATTCTGCTGGAGTTCGCAAAGCATGCTGTGGCTGATGGGAAGGTGTTGATTGTCAGCCCGTTGATGGTTGTGCGGCAGACGATTGACGAGGCGAGGAGATGGTATGGCGATTCTCTTCCAGTCAGTCGAGTGACAGCAGCGGAATTGCCAGAGTGGCTGGAGTCAGGCAGCGGCATCGGAATCACAAACTATGAATCCATCCGTGACGAACTCCCGCGATGTGAACTGGCTGGATTGATTCTCGACGAGTCGTCAATGCTCAAGAGCCATTACGGAGCGTGGGGGACGCGGCTGATTGAGATGGGGCGAGGTGTCAGGTGGAAATTGTGCGCGACTGGCACGCCGGCACCGAATGACAGAATTGAGTTTGCTAATCATGCTGTGTTTCTGGACAGGTGCCGAACAGTCAACGAGTTTCTCGCAACGTATTTCATCAATCGCGGGCAGACGCAGAACCGGTGGGAACTGAAACCGCATGCGTTGAAACCTTTCTACAAGAGCTTGGCAGAGTGGTCGATATTCCTGGCGAATCCCGCAGTATATGGGTGGAAGGATAATGTCGAAACGACTCCGCCGATCCATATTCACGTGGAGCACATCGAGCTAACTCCAGAGCAACGCAAAGCGGCTCAGATGCTGACAGGTTCACTGATTACAAATCAGGTTGGCGGGATTGGTCAGCGTGGTAAGTTGTCTCAGATTGCCAAAGGTAAAGGCGGCATTCCTACAGCGAAGCCATCAGCGATTCGCAGCATGGTCGATGGGTGGCCTGATGAATCCACAATCATCTGGTGTCATTACAACGATGAGCAAAAGATGATGGAGGATGTGTTCCCGGATGCTGTATCTGTGTCTGGTGACACAAAGGAAGAACAACGACAGGATGCCATCGACTCATTCAAATCGGGCGAAGCGAAGGTTCTGATTACAAAGCCGAAGATTCTAGGGTTCGGTTTGAACCTCCAAGTATGCACGAGGCAGGTATTTTCAGGCTTGAAGGATTCATACGAGGAATTCTATCAGGCCGTGAAACGCAGCAATCGTATCGGCTCAACACGTCCTCTGAATGTCCATATTCCAGTGACAGAACTGGAGGTGCCGTTCGTTGAGAACGTGTTGCGGAAAGCAGACCGGGTTGAATCGGATACCCGTGAGCAAGAGGAATTGTTTCGCCAGATTGGTCATCCTTGTATGGAGGTTGCGTGATGGACGTTGATGATTGGGATGTGTTCCACGGAGACTGCATCCCGCACATGCTGGAAGATATGCCTCCTGCAAGCGTGGATATGTCGGTGTTCAGTCCGCCGTTCCCTTCGTTGTACGCTTACACAGACAGCGAAGCTGACGTGGGGAATGTTGACCGGTGGGATGGTGAGGCGAAGGTTCACATGGGATTTGTCCTGCGTGGGCTGGCACGAGTGCTGAAGCCTGGCAGGGTTGCGGTCGTTCACTGCTGCCAGATTCCAAGGATGAAACGGTCTGGAGGCGAGGGTCTTCATGATTTCCGCGGAACTCTGATTCGGATCGGTGAACGGTGCGGGCTGATTTACGAGTATGACTGGTCCGTAAGAAAGAACCCGCAGGCACAAGCCATCAGGACGCGTTCCAGAGAGTTGCAGTTCGCTGGTCTGGAGTCAGACCGAAGCCGTCAGCGGGGCACGCTTCAGGACTACTTGATTAAGTTCCGCAAGCCCGGGGAAAACGCCGTCCCGATAAATACGAAGAATCAAGTCAGTCGAAACGACTGGATTAAGTGGGCGGAGGGTTGCTGGGATGACATTATTGAAACGGACACACTGAACACAGCAGCGGCGAAGAGTGAAGATGACACCAAGCACATTTGCCCGCTTCAATTGGAGGTGATTCGGCGTTGCGTGTTGTTGTTCAGCAACCCTGGCGAATTGGTGTTCAGTCCGTTCACTGGAATCGGCAGCGAGGGTTTTATGTCGATTGGCGGCGTGTCACCTAAGACGAAGAAGCGGATTGACGACCCTCGGCGTTTCTACGGTTGCGAGTTGAAACCTGAATACTACGAGCAGGCACGGAAGAATCTGGCATCCGCTGTTACTAAGAGGGAATCAGCGTTGCAGACATCGCTTTTCTAAACGACAATGCGGCTGTTGACCCGGTGCAGACGGGGCAGCACAATCTGAACCAATCGGGGGCAACCCTGATATATAGCCCGTCCGTGACTGTCTGCACCAGTTGCGTGGCGGGTTCTTTTTTGGACCAGCGGAATGAACGATTTGTCACGCAAGGCAACGCGGCTGAGATACCTTGAGTCTCAGATTCGCAAGGGCATCCAAGACATCAACGAAGGCATGGAAGCCATTCATCGCGAGCAGTTGTACAAACTGGAATACGGATCGTTTGAGGACTACTGCCGCAGCAAATGGGGGATGAGTCGTCAACACGCAGCACGGTTGATGAAACACCGCAGCATCCTGCGAATCATTGATGGTTCCGACCTCTCAGACAATGTTCCAGAAGGTGAACAAGAGAACAGCGAAGTGTCGTCAATTGACACCACTTTGAAAGTTTCGCACACCCGCGAGGTGGAGGATCTGCCGGAAGAGCAAGCGGCGGAAGTGCTCGTGAAATCCGTTGAAACAGCCCCGAAGGACAAGGCGGGAAAACCGAAGGTGACGGCGAAGCACGTGCGGGCGACGCGTGAGGAGGTGGTGATTGAGAAGCCAGCGAAATCAGCCAGTGCATCCGACCAGGCGAACCAGACGCGGAAACTGGCTCAGGCGTACATCGACAAGGCCATCAGGGCGGTGTGTGACCTGCATGAGTTCGAGCCGAACCGTGGGGAGCGTGACAGGATTGTCAAAGCGTTGCAGCATATAGGGGGGCAGTTGTGGTAGAGCAATTAGACAAAAGGTGGTCGCGTGACAGTTACGACATCCTCAATGTGTATCCAGCGAACAATTTGCATGCAGTGTACGCACAGCAAAACAACAGTGGCAGATACCTGTACACGACTGAGCCAGTGTTGTTTATCGCGTTGGTGGCAGTCACCACGACGCGATACGTCTTGCGAAGTGGTGCAGACAGGACGTCTATTGAGGAGGTGGAGGAGCCTTACCGTTCAGTGTTGGGGCTGACGCTGACGGATGGGGAGTTTTCGGTTTGTGACGTGGCAGACAACTTCTTAGGGCTGACTCACAATCCAAGTGACCTGAGCGAGGTTTACATACCCAGCAGGTATCTGAATGATGACTGACCTCCCAGCCCTTTACCCGCACCAAGAGCAAATGCGGAACGACACCCGCGCGGCGTTGATGCGGCACGGGCGAGTCATCCTCTGTGCACCACCGGGCACCGGGAAGACGCGGTTGGCGAAGTGGATACTCGGAAGCTATGCGAGGCGGGAGAAACGGGAAGGCGAGTCAGGGCGTGCGATGTTTGCCGTTCACAGAAGGGGGCTTGTCCACAACGCGTCCAGTTCGTTCTTAGAGGAGCCAGAACTGCCTCACGGCGTGATTATGGCGGGGGCGAAGGCGGACCTGTATGAGCCAATTCAAGTGGCCAGCATCGACACAAAGAACTCGTGGTATTGTGAGGGCGGTGAGTATGACGGAACTTACACCTATGACCTTGTCGTGTTCGACGAGACGCATTCGCACATAAGTAAGCTCAGGACGTTTCTGAAAGCCCATGACGCGAAGCGGGAACAGCTCGGGCAACGTCCAGCCTACGTCCTGGGGCTCTCGGCTACGCCACAGCACAAGGAGCTGAACAAGGTATTTCGGCACATCGTCAACGGGCCATCACCGCAGTGGTTGATTGACCACAAGTACCTCAGTCCGTTCCGTTACTTTCAGGCAACGCAGGGGAAGCTAGACCGCCTCGTGAAGAGTGGCGACGACTACACCGACAAGAGCGTTGCCGAAGCGATGGAGGGGCTTGCCGGCGACCTCGTGAGGGACTGGAAGAAACACGCCGAAGGACGAGCGACGGTCGGGTTCTTTCCACGGCGGGCACATGCGCAAGAGGCGATGGAACTTCTGAGACGGAACGGCATCGACGCACACTACGTGGATGGGGGGACGCCAGATGATGAGCGCGAAGAATTGTTCGCGCGGTTGAACGATGGTGCTATTGATTACATCTGCAACGTCGGGGTGATTGAGCGGGGCACGGATATCCCAAGAGTCTCTTGCGTCCAGATGTGCACTGCGGTTGGAAATGTGGTGCGGTGGAAGCAGATGATAGGGCGGGGTTCCCGGATGCACCCAGCGAAGACAGATTGCCTTATCCTCGACCATGCGGACGGGATTCGGAAACACGGGTTCTTTGAGGATGACATCGCGTGGACGTTGGAATGGGGCGAGCGTCCATCGTCAACGCACGAAGCCCGCGCGACGGTTGAGTGTCCGAGTTGCGGGGCTGTGTACCGTGGCGGCAAGTGTCGGCAGTGTGGGTATGAGCCAACGGCGAGAGAGCGGAAGTCGCAGGGGCTGGAATTCGTCGGCGGTGAGTTGAGGGAGATAACCCGTGATGACAAAAAACCGAAGGCGAAGAAGACGTGTGCCGAACTGATGACGATGGCGATTTATGTTGCGGGCAAGCGAGGGCTGACCTTCGGTGCGGCGTGGCACATCGCACGACGCGAGGCGGAAAAGCAGGGGATGAAATTCAGGGTGCCAGCACGGTTTGAGGTGGCTGGCCGAGAGTACAGGCCGATTCCGTTCGGGCATCCCGATGCGAAGCTGAGAGTGCGTGACACCTACGGCTTTACCGTGGGGAAGTATTCTGAGGCAGACAATCCATACAGGGTGAGGTGATGAAGCTCTACAAACTGAGCCGAGATGTCGACTGGGATTACGACGAACATGACGGGGCGGTCATCCGTGCCGCGAATGAAGATGAGGCACGGCAGATTGCAGAGCGTAATCTACACCCGAAAGGGAAGGGGCTGTGGTTGGACGCTAAGCGGGTGACGTGCGAGGAGGTGAGGTATTCTGGCCCACCTGTTGTTGTTCTTGAG